TCTGTGAAGTAACTTACAAGACGACTGGGGCTCTGTGGGAGATCCGTCCACCAAATAATATTAATTTAGCTGTGACTCCAAACTATCCAATCATTGTTTATATCACGGCTGACGACTTAGTATAGTGGGTATAATTATGGCGATTAATGTTATTGTGATGCGGGACGAAGGTAATGTGCCGGCTCCAGATATTGTGGATGCTCTGGTAACAACTGAGGAGGTAGCTGTTTCACGTGGTACTCAGTTCATAGATGCTAATCATAGAAGTAAAATGCTAGCTGCGGCAAATAGTCCATTTACGCAATGGATAGCTCCTGGGTCTCTTTTAGAAATTACAGATTCAGAGTTTGTTGCGTACAAAGCCCTGGTTACAGACATAACTCTTTCAATATCAAAAAATAAGGCTGAGTATACCATGGACGCTAACATGATGTGGGAGACAGTGGCTAATGAATAATATAGCCAGCTTAAAGACTCTCCTTATAGTGGAGCCGAAGAAAAGAATAGGAACTATCTCGGAGGTAAGTTCGGGGTACGCCATTATTACCGATTTTTTGAATAGAACTTTTAAAGCCACAATCCCAGAAAATTTAGATTTAATTGTTGGAGATACAGTAATTGTTCTCGGTGGTGCTGTTATTGGGAAAACAAAAATTGAGTCCTCTCCATCTGTATACGAAGTTTAATTCAATTCAATTTTACTTGGAGGAAATTGGAAATGCTTGTTAATGATAGGAATCTAGCAATAGTTGTAATTATGGTAATGGTGATATTTTTCATATTAGTTGGAAAAACACCTTCAGAAGCAGCAGACATTGTTGAAAAGGCCATCATTGCCGTAGGTAGTTTAGCCACTGGTTCTATTGCACGGGACTCAAGTAAGGTGTCCGATACAATATCAAGTTTGGCAAAGAAAGTGTTCAAGGGAAAGAAACCCACGGATACTGGTGATCCCAAACCCAATAGAGACCCGGAGACTACTTATTCCTAAAGCGTAAAAGTTTTCTATGCTTTGCTATTAAAAGTCAAAACAAATGCTCTCCTTGCGATTCTGTGCATAGGATAGGCAGGGTGTGATTAATTATGAGTGCGAAAGATACAATCTTGTTGTTTTACAATGCAACGGGTAGCATTGAATACGTTTGCAAGGCTCTCTCTGGTTCACAATCCTATGATCCTGTTTGGCAGATTGCGAAATTTTTCTATGACGTGGATGAAAATCTTATTGGACTTCAGTATGCCAATGGGTCATCCAATTTTACCATGATAGCAGATGATAGAGCTTTGTATAGGTACACTGGTAATCTAGAAACGGTCATAGTTGCAACTGAAAATATCTCGGTATTCGAAGTTTTCGATCTGACTGCCTCTGGAGTTAAGTATACAAAACATGGAGACGACGGTAATTTGGGGAGCACTGCATTTATATTTCAAAACTCTGGTCATATAAAAGTTCTCTATGAAGCTGAGGAGTTAGATAAGACTGGAGAAGCTAATTGGCTTTCCCAGACAACTCTAGAGATCAGTTACCCGTTGCTTAAGGGGCAGAGTTTAATAATCCGTTCATAAAGGAATACACAATGGCAGAAGCACATATCAGAGCTTTATTCGGTGAAGATTTCCGTATTGATAGAGTGGTGTACGTTGCCAAGAATGGGGATGATTCTAATATCGGAACTTATGTTGATCCATTTCTGACTATTCAGGCAGCAATTGATTACATAGTAGCAAGTGGTATCATTGGTCTGGGACAACAAGCACTAGTGGAAGTTTACCCTGGTGTGTATACAGAGCAGATAGAAAGCATTCAAGGGATATTTATCAGCGGCGGAGTTCAAAATGTCCCCACTACAGACAGTGGAGTAGTTGTTATTTACAACACTGGGGTTGATGCTGCCCACTACCCTTTATGCGGAGATGACGGAAATGCCTTTTACTTGAGGAATTTAACTGTACAAACTGATGATGGGGGAGTGTTTGGTAAACTTTCCAACAGTAGATTCAACAGTATTTTGTTTTCCGGTGGTGAGTTTATTGAAGGTACAGAGAATGTATCATTGTATGCTGTTTGGAAGAACTGTTCCTTTCTAAATTCCAATGCCTTTAATTTGACGGGGGTTGCACCTCAAGGGCGATATTTAGTATTTGAGCAGTGTTGGTTTGGATGGTGGAAAACTATAAGGTTTGAATCTACCCATACTATAGGGAATGCTGTTTTTGATATGGAGGGAGGGCATTTAGCATTCACTCAGATGATGCTAAAGGGCGATTGGTATCATTTCGCCAAGAACTATCATAGTTTTGGAGCTTACCGTCACCAGTTTGATACGACCAAAGGAATATCATATCGAAATGTGACCATCAGTAACGGTATGCACTTCTTATCCGACCCGATGTTTTTTCAGATGATAGGATCTGAAATGACTGATGCGGCAGAAATGCCAATACCTGCAGATGAAGCTGATCTAACTGCGGATGTGCCTATAACGGATTGTGTGTTTGTGGATAACGCAATGCACAATGGATTAAGTGGTCAGATTCAAATTAGAAGTACCCTGAGAAATGTGGGAGTAGATACCATTAATAGGTATATCAGTATCCAGGCTGCTATTGATTCACTACCATATGGTGGTATGATTTTTCTTCAGCCTGAAGTCTATACAGAGCAAATTCACTCTAGGGCAAATATTACTATTCAGGGATTTACCCATGAGGGTACACCGGCCAAGAAAACTACCACACTTTATAATACCGGGGCTGACGAGGATCATTATCCACTTCGTGGGGGTGACGATGATTACTATGTGTTAAATGATATTACTATAGAAACAAATCTAGGTGGGGTTGTTGGTAAGTTGGGTAATTATAATTTTAGTGGGTGTGTGATTTCAAAGGGGCATTTCATTGAAGCCACACAAAATAAAACTTTGTTTATGACCTTTGATGAATGCACCTTTCTTGAAACTAAAGCATTTGACCTTATTGGCGTTGGAACTGGTGGTGCAAGACTCATGACCATAGTTGATTGTTTCTTTGGCGAGTCGGCTACGAATGCAAACTTTGGTTCCACTAACGCTGCAACATTGTTGATTATAAAAAATTGTATTGGTCATAAATATTCATTCGATATCGGCGGTGATTGGAAATGTGAAGTTTCCGATTGCCATATTTTCAACACCCAACGCACAAATATAAGCACTACCAATAAGATAACCTTTCTCCAATGTATTATTTCTTGCGGTCTGCATTTTTCATCTAACCCAGAAGCTATGATCC